AGGCCGTGGCAGACGCGCTGGACGCGCAGGCAGCACCCCTGTCTATCCTCTACGCCCCCAAAGTAGCCAACCATGCGGCAATGCCCACAGGGTTAGCCGTCAGCTACAACCGCGTCAGCGTGGTTATTGCACAGGCTGGTATTGACCCGCAGAGCGACGGCACGCCAGAGACAGGCGCAGCCCTCTATGCCAGCAACCAGAACAGCGGCCACGCCTCTGTCAGCTGCTTAGGTCTGTGTCTGGGTATGCTGTCACGTGCAGCCGTACACCAGTCCATCAGCTGGGTTAAGAACTTCCCGTCAGGCATCAGCCTGCCCGCTATGGGTGACGGCGTGCTGGTTCGTAACATTGACAAGGCAGTGCTTGAGGGTCTGGACACCAACCGCTACCTGTTCCTGACACCTATCGTCGGCGTGGCAGGCAGCTACTGGAACGACAGCCACAACATGGCACCCGCCATCAGTGACTACAACGCCATTGAGCGCGTGCGCACAATGGATAAGGCCGTGCGCGGCATTCGTACCTACCTGACCCCAGAACTGGGCAGCAACATCTACATCGACCCCGAAACGGGTAAGATGCAGCAGTACACCGTAGAGCACCTCGAGACGGTGGCACAGAAAGCTCTGGAAGACATGGAAAAGGCAGGCGAGCTGTCAGGCTATCAGGCAAAGATAGACCCAGAACAGGACGTTTTGAGCACCTCAACTGTTGAGGTAGTCATTAAGAACGTGCCCGTAGGCGTAGTGCGTAAGATGAGAGTGAAAATCGGTTATGTCAAATCTTTAAGCTAAATAGCAAATGGCATCAGTAATTAACAACGGCATCCCCTACGTAAACGGCAAACTTTACGACTGGGCAGACATCGTCGTTACTATCGCAGGCGTGCCCATCACAGGCATTACAGGCATTGAGTACGGCGACGAGCAGGACATGGAGCTGAAATACGGCGCAGGCCGTCACCCTGTGGGCTACACAAAGGGACGCATCACGCCATCAGCCAAAATTACCCTGTATCAGGAAGAGGTAGAGGCAATCATGAAGCAGACCATTAACGGTCGCATTCAGGACATTGCACCCTTTGACATCATTGTGTGCTACCTGCCAGACACTGGCATAGTCCACACCGACAAGCTGCGCAACTGTCTCTTTAAGAACAACGCCAGAACGTGGAAAGAGGGAGACAAGGGCAAAGAGGTCGAGCTTGACCTTATCCTGTCAAATATCGACTGGGGCAAATAACAAACTCTATACCGTGGGCTGCGGCAGTGCTAAGTCATTAGCCGCAGCCATCGGTCGAGAGCTTCTTAAACAGTTTTCAAACACCATTTAATCAGCACAATATTATGGCACAGAACAAAGAAGCCGAAGAGGCAAAGAACATCAAACAGACGTTTGACGGTAACATTACAGAGGAACAGATCGAGAAGTGGAAGAAATCACACCGCCACGTCATACGCATTGACGTAGTAGACGGTGAAGAGCTGCACGTGGGCTATTTCCACCGCCCCAGCCTTGAAACAATGGGCGCAGTGGCAAAGGTGGGAAAGGCTGACGAAATGCGCGGCGCAGAGACCCTTTTCAAGGGCTGCTGGCTGGGCGGCAGCGAATACCTACTGCTTGACAGCGTTCTTTTCGTAGCCTGCACAGAGCAGCTTAACAAGGCATTTGCCAGCTGCATGTCAAGCCTAAAAAACTTGTAACGTCGCGGCTGCTGTCGGAAGAGGACGGGGAGGACACTTTCGTAAAGGGCTGTGCTCTGATACGTGCCAACCTCAACACAGACCCGCTGGCAGGCAGCGACGAAGACTGGGCAGAACTGTACGCACAGGCAATATGGCTCGAAAACTGGAGGCTGAAACGTCAGGCAGACATGCTGGTACGCCTGTTCGGTGAGAAGTCGGAATGACCATCGCGCCACAGGGCACGGCAGAAAGCTATGACAAGGTAGACAGGCATAGCCAGCAGGCCGACGAAGACGACAGCCGTCAGGAGCATAAAAATGAATGTCAAAATACCCGTTATCATAACTGTTACATGTTATATTTCGGGTGCAAATATAAAAAGAATTTTTGAGAAATGCAAGCGTTTGAGTATATTTTTAACGTAGGCGGCAACTTTCAGGCCAAAATTGACGGCATGACAGACGCGACGGGTGCCTTTTCCGCTAAGGTGAACGGTGCCCAGAACTCGCTGGCAGGGTTGCAGACTAAGCTGGCCGTTATCGGACTGGCTACCGACTACGTGCAGAAGTTGTCGCAGACGCTTACAAACGCTACAAAGGGCGGCGTGGAGCTTGACAGCAAAATGCACGACCTGTCGGCTGTTGCAGGCGTGACAGGTGAGGGCTTGAAGCAGATAGAGCAATACGCCCGCCAGAGTGCTAAGGCTTTCGGTACTGACGCAGCCACGGCAGTAGAGGGCTATAAGCTGCTGCTGTCGCAGCTGTCGCCAGAACTGGGAAAATACCCAGAGGCTTTGCAGGCTATGGGTAAGAGCATACAGACGACCAGCAAGCTAATGGGTAACGACGGCGTGGCAGCCGCAGAAGTGCTTACCACCGCCATGAACCAGTACGGCGTAAGCCTTGAAGACCCCATGCAGGCCAGCCGCGAAATGGCCAGAATGATGAACGTAATGGCCGCAGCTGGTCAGGCTGGTAGTGCAGAGCTGCCCGCCATCAAAGTGGCTTTGGAGCAATGCGGTATGGCTGCAAAGTCCGCAAACGTAAGCTTTGAAGAGACTAACGCCGCCATACAGGTGTTAGACAAGGCAGGTAAGAAAGGCAGCGAGGGCGGTGTGGCACTGCGCAATACGCTGGCCGTACTGTCACAGGGTCGTTTCCTGCCAAAGGACACCATACAGGAACTGCAAAAGGCTGGTGTCAATGTGCTGGCCTTAGCCGACAAAAACAAGACCCTGAAAGAAAGGCTGGAACTGCTTAAGCCAGTACTTAACGACGCTGCCCTGTTCGGTAAGCTGTTCGGACGTGAGAACGCCAACGCAGCCCGTGCGCTTGTGCAGGGTACAGACGCGCTGGCCGACTTCACGGCAGCCGTTACAGGCACTACATCGGCAGAAGAGCAGGCCGCCATAGTCATGGACAGCTACGCAGAGCGTCAGGCGCGCATCAAGCAACGCTTTGAAGACCTCAAAATTTCGCTGTTCCAAGCCACGGGCGACTTTACCCTGTGGACTGGCGTACTCATGGAAGCACTCGTACCATTGTCACAGCTTACGCCCCTTATCATTGCAGCAGGCAAAGCCATGCTGTACGTTAAGAACCTGAACTGGGCAGGCATGTGGCAGCGTATGCAGGGCTTTATCTATGCCAGCCGCATACAGCTGGCCTTAATGAACAGGGAACTGCTGACGGGGCAGTTTGTATCAAACGGCTTTGTCATCAATACTACACGTGCCACGCTGGCCGTGCTGCGCTTTTCAACTGTCGGCCTGCTTAACGGCATCAAGGCGTTAGGCTCTTACTTGCTGTCACTGGTGACGGCTGGCACGGCATCGGCCACCTTTGCCACTACCGCCAGCGTCAGCTTTACGGCATTCCGTACAGCGGCAGTGATAGCCTGCCGTGCCGTCAGCGTAGCCATTATGAACATTCCAATAATAGGCTGGATCGCCGCCGCCATTGCTGGCCTCATAGCACTGGGTCAGTGGCTGGGCTACACCTCTACGACGTTCAAGACCATAGTAGCCACCATTCTGGGCGGCCCCGTTCTGGGTCTGTTCGTTGTACTGTACGACAAGTGCGAACAGTTCAGGGGCATTGTTTACGGCATCTGGGAGGTCATTAAGAGCATAGCGCAGGCCATCTGGGAACAAATTACGGCAGTGGCACAGGCTATATGGGACTTCTTGCAGCCTATCTTTGAAAAGGTCGTCGGCTGGTTTAACAGCTTTGTGCAGTTTGTCCTAAGCATACCCACACGCATATACAACGGCATTAAATCGGCATGGGGCTATATCCGCAACCTGCTGGCCAGCGCATACAACTGGCTTTCGCAAAGCGTCTTTGCCCCTATTGTCAAGTTCTTTACAGACCTGTACAGCCGCTATGTTAAGCCCGTGCTTGACAAGATAGTGTCACTTATGGGCAAAGTCTTCAACCCCATTATACAGCTGTGGAACAAACTAACTGGAGCAGCTGTGGCCACGTTCAAAACGGGCTACGAAAAGGGTACTGCTGCTTTCCGTGCTGAACAGGCAGAAAAGAACGGAAAGAAAGGAGAGAAGCCAAAGACACCGACGCAGGGCGCAGGTCTGCCAGAACTGGCGGCACCGACCGCAGGAACCACAGACCCGACGGCAGGTACTCTGTCTTCAGGCGGCAGCAGCTCTGGCAGTGAAAGCAAGATACGTAACATTACCGTTACCGTAGACAAGCTGATAGAGAACTTTACCATAACGACCAACAACCTGCGAGAGAGTGCAGAGCAGGTTAAGGACGTAGTGTCACAGGCATTGTTATCTGCACTTAACGACGTAAATCTGGCAGGCGCATGATACCTATAACATACAATTTCGTAGCACTGGAAGCCGCCGCCCTGGCACAACAGGCAAAAGGCTTTCTTATGCGCATCAAGCCTGCGCGTACAGGTAAGGCACCCGACTGGGACAACAGGGGCGCGGAAATGGTCAGCGAAGACGTGCCAAGCCCATACACGGACATACAGGCATGGCAAGACCGTTACGTGCTCTGTGAGCTGGCGTTCAGGAAAGAAGACGGCGACACGCTCGTTATGAATGACGCAGTAGTGGCCATCAGCCGAAAGCGTAACATTGTGAGCACGCAGCTGGTTGGAATGAACGGCACCGTTAAGGAGTATATCAGCGACGGTGACTACCAGCTTAACATCATGGTAGGCGTGCAGGCACTTGACAACGGCGTAATCGTGGACAAATACCCAGCAGAGGGCATACAGCAGCTGCGTGAGTATTTCGACGAACAGGCCGCCATACAGGTACAGAGCAAGTTTCTGGAACTGTTTGACATTGACAAAATAGTGGTGACGGAGTTTGCCGTGGTGCAGGCCACAGAAAGCAACTACCAGCCCATCAGCATAACAGCTGTGAGTGATACAGACTATAACGTATATAGCACGGAATACTAATGTACAGGCTATCGGTCAAAATAGAGATAACGGGCGAGAAGACGTGGCAGCTGCCTTTTGCCACGGCTGTGGAAATCGAGCGGGACACCGACAAGCTGACGGCAGACTGCAAAGTAACGCTGCCTAAGAAGCTGAAATGGGACGGTGAAAGCACGGTGCCCGTCAGACGCGGCGACGCTATCAAAGTGTGGCTGGGCTATGACGACAACCTGCAACTGGCTTTTCAGGGCTTTGTGCGCGACGTGGGCTTTAAGACCCCCTGCGTGCTGACGTGCGAAGACGACATGTTCAAGCTGAAACAGGCAAAGACCCAGAAAAAGGCATATAAGTCAGTCACGATCGAGCAGCTGCTGAAAGACCAGCAGACTGGCTACACGGTCAAGGTCATGGGAGAACAGGCACTGGGAGCCTACCGCGTGACGGCTGACACAGTGGCTGCCCTGCTGGGACACCTGCACGAAAACGGCATCCGCTCGTTTTTCCGCTATGAAGACGGTACGCCCGTACTCTACTGCGGCGTGCTCTTTGACAGAGGTGCTACGGTTTCGCAGGTGTTCAGCACTGGCATTAACATCATCAGCGACCGCAGCCTTGAACAGCAAAAGGCAGAAGACATGCGCCTGCGCGTCAAGGTCGTAAGCCTGCAAACCGACAATAAGAAGAAAATAAAGGTAGAGGTAGGCGACGCGGACGGTGAGCACAGGACGCTGCACTGCTACGGTAAGACAGAGGCAGAGGCAAAGGCGTGGGGTGAGCAGGAAATAAAGAGGCTGAAACGCGACGGCCTCACAGGCAGCCTTACGACATTCGGCTACAAGCTGGTCGACCTGCTGGACACCGTAGGCGTTAAGATAGACGGCAACAAAATGGGCACCTATCAGGTAAAGAAAAATAAAATCAAGTTCGGTACGGGCGGCTTTCGTCAGGAACTGACCCTCGGACAAAGAGTATCATAACAATGGGCATACGTGAACTAATACAGAAGATCGCCAGAGACGGCCAGACGGTAGGCTGCATTACCTGCACCGTTACCGCCGTAGACAAGTCTGCGCGTACCGTGGACGTGGAGCCTCTGAACGAAGACGCGCCACTGCTGGCCTGTAACCTGCAAGCCAATCAGGGCAGCACGTTCGGGGTCGTACAGTTCCCGCGCGTGGGCAGCTATGTCGTCGTAGCCCTGCTGTCTGACGTAGACGCTGGTGTGGTGCTCATGTGTGACGACGTGGAGAGCGTGGAAATAGTCGTAAAGGACAAAGACACGGGCAGCGTCGTAGTGAGCGAGGACGGCGTTGTTATGAACGGCGGCTCGCTGGGCGGTCTGGTAAAGGTTGAAGACCTAACGGAACGCCTGAACATCATAGAAAAGGACATAAACAAGCTGAAAAAGGTCTTTTCAAGCAGCTGGACACCTGTTCCACAGGACGGCGGCGCAGCCCTTAAGGGTGCCGCTGCATCATGGGCAGGTGCAGAACTGACAGAGACACAGCGCAGTGACTACGAAAACGAAAAGGTGAAGCAATGAAAGGAATGATAACCAGCCAGAAGACAGGCGACCTGCTTAGTGCAGGCGTGGGCGCAGCCATTCAGGACTGTGCCGCGCAGGTTGTGCAGACCGTTCTGCTGGCCAACCGTGGAGAGCTTAAGGAGTACCCGCTAATAGGCGGCGAAATCAGGCAGCACTTAGGAGGCAACCGCGACCGCTTCTGGCCGCAGGAGGCTAAGAACATGATACGTGCCTGCGGCGTGGCTGTCAAGCAGCTTGACGTAGACCCTGACACTGATATAGTAACGGTAAGGTAAGACAATGACAATAACGGTAAGAGACAGACAGACTTTGCTCGACATAGCTGTGCAGTATCTGGGCAGTGCAGTGGGCGTTATGACGTTGGCAGAGCGCAACGGCATACAGATAACGGCACGCCTGCGTGACGGCCAGCAGCTGGAGTATGAGCTTGACGACATCGTAGACGCTGCCGTAGTCAGGGCGTATGACCTGAAGGGCATTGTCCCCGCTACCGAAATACCGTCTAAAGACCAGATCGACCTGCTATACAAAACAGCCCGTGCGAAAGAAAACGAAGACGGCTGCATTATCAGGGAGTACATCTGGCAGGAAGACATTACGGGCTTCATGGCAGAGTTTGATAACAACACCGTCAGCGCAGAGACTGTACAGAAGCGTGCAGCAGCTGCACGCCGCAGCAAGCCCATCGACGTGGACGGCGTGGAAAAGGTGGCAGACGCTTTGAGCCGTGGCACAGAGGTAGTAAACGAGAGCGGCGAAACGCTGCTGCGTATATTCACAGACCAATTTAATGACGTATTTGCATAATGAATTTGACTCCTAACACCATCGGGGAGGTTTACCCCGCCAGACTAAGAGAAAAGGCAGAGGCCATACGTGACGCTGTTGTTACAAAGAGCGTGACGGCAGAAGACGTGGGCAGTCTGTTCTGTTCCCTCATTGACGCAGCGGGCAGCGTGCGTGACGCGCTGGCTCTGTTCCTTGACACGAACGTAGGCGAGATCGTGGCAGACATTGACAGCCGTCTGGCTGGTGCCGACGAAGCTGCACAGAACGCAGCCGCAGAGACACAACGCTGCGAGGCCACGCGCCTGCTGGTTGCAGAACTTGTGGAGGCTCTAAGCTCGCAGAACATTGCAGCCCCCACGCGCCTAAGCATAGACTACGTGCCTACTGAAGTAACGCTGGGCAATGAGCAGCTGCCGCAGATACATGCGCGTGCGCTGCCTGCCTATGGCTTTGGCTCTGTGCTGTTCATCAGCGACAATAAGGCCGTAGAGGTGACACCTGACGGCAAAATTACACCCGTGGCCGTAGGCACCAGTAAGGTGCATGTAGTGGCCAGTGTAAAGACAAGCTTATACGAGACGCTGGAAATAGCGGTCGTGCCCCCACGCATGAGGCTTTCGGCTGCTGGTGCCCTGCGCCTTGACGGTAACGGTAACATAAGACTGACATAATGGAAACAAGACATGTAAACTACAAAAGCGACTTTGTGCTGCGTGAGCGTTTCCGCAACGCATCAGGCCAGCTGGTTGCACTGCCAGACATTGACTTCGAGCTGCGCTACTGGGTAAAGCAGCGCGTGTATGTGGCAAAGCGTGAAAACGGCGTTATGACCAACTGCGTGGCAGACGGTGACGCGCTGCTGGTCATGTTCAAAGACCATCAGCTGGGCGAGGGCTTCTTACACCATGAGCTGCACTTGGCTCTGGATAACGAGCTATTCAGCGACGGCGTGCAGAACGTCTACTATCCTGAAAACCT